ACGGGATGTTGCGGTTGATCTCGGTGTAGCTGTCGTGCAGCGCCTTGACCTCCGCGGTGAGGATGCCCCAGCAGTCCTCGGCGCTCACGGTGAGCAGCCGCCGCCAGACATACTGGCCGTAGCCGCTGGCCCAGAGTTCGAGTGCCCAGTAGCCGGCCAGTTTTGCGTCGCCGCGCCGGACCGCCTTCTGCATCGCGCTGGACACCGCTGGGAACGAGTAGCCGCGCTTGGTTGGAATTCGTTGGATCATGACCCTTCATTGTCCTGCGTGGGGCACGTGACGGGAAGCGGTTTGGAACACCATTTCCAGTTAGAGCTTCACCGATTGGCGGCGCGGCGCGTCCATCGCGACACGGTCCTGGCTCTTGTAGGTTTCGAGCCGGATGTGCGCCTTCCACTTGCGCTTGAGGTAGCGCTTTTCGGTGGCGATCCGCTCCTCGCTGCGGAACAGGCTGTTGCCGCCGAGGTTCTTGTCGCGCTCCTGCACGAAGCAGAACCGCGCCTCGTTCCAGACGAGCCGGTTGTCCATCAGCTCCTGGAGCGTGGCGTCGATGTCGCACTTGCACTTGAGCAGTTCGTCCCACTTCGGCACGCCGCCTCGTTCATCGCGCACTACACCGACCGCGCCGCCGACCCAGTGGTTCACGCCGAAGGGGTCGTTGCGTTGGAGGAGACGCGGATCACTGCGCTGGTGCCAGCCGAACAAACGTGCCCCTGCCCCGCGCGCGCACCACGCCGAGTTTTCGAGCATGGCAAGGGTTTCGGCGATGGAGAGCTTCCGGCACCGAAGTGACACCATGCAGACGCACGCGGAAATGTCGTCGTCGAGCATCACGATGGCGTCGTCGGTGAAGTGCTTGAGCACCCAGTTCCGCACGGCGCTGATCCCGGCGATCTCGTCGGGGATGGTCTCGATGGTGAGCCCGGTGTGGCGGTAGTGCTCAGCCTCGCTTGCGGGGACGAGCAGGGTCGCCGTTGGGAACAGCTTGTGGCTGGTGATCGAGCGGCTTCGGCTCCGGGACAGGATCACCAGGCGCAGCGAGAGCGGGCGTAGTTCCGGCCATGAGGGCACGGCGGCAGAGTTCGATGAGTCGTTTTCCATGGAGCACGCGGCCGAGGCCGATCTTTTTGGTTCTGCGGGTGATCGAGTAGTCAACCTCGCGCACCCCCATGAGCTGGAGCACCTGCATCCAATCCCTCAGGTCATGGAACATGAACACGAGGTAGTCGTGGGTCTCGAAGGCCTGGCATTCCATCCGCGGGATGGTTTCAAGTTCGTCCTCGGGATCGCCGGCCTCGTCCATCAGCTTGCGGATCTCGTCCTCCATGAAGCCGGTGAGCTCGATGTCGAAGTCAGGATCGGCGTCGGCGATGGATTGGAGCACCCGCCGCAGGTCGTCCTCGTCGAGTTCGGCGAGTTCCGAGAGCCGGTTGTCGGCCAGCAGGTCGGCGAGTTCCTCGGCTTCGCTGGCATAGTCCTGCTCGTCCACCGGGATCGCCGGGCAGCCGATCAGCAGTGCCGCCTCCAGCCGGCCATGCCCGCGGACGATCAGGCCCGAACGCTTCGAGACGGTGACCGGGTTGCGCCAACCCTGCTCCTGGATGATCGAGGCGAGGAGCTGGATCTGGTGGGCGCTGTGCCGGTTCGGGTTGACCGGGTTGGGCTTGAGCGTGTTCGGATCGACGAGGGCGGTGTGGGCGCAGTGCACGGGGATGTCCATGGCCTCAGTCGCAGAGTCAACCTGGACGGGGCACAGCGATCACCCCCGCGGACACTGCGGATCCACGACCGGCACCGTGGGCGGATTCCTACCACCACGGGGCGACTCCCTGCTGCACGCGCCTACCGCCCGTGCCTGAGAAGTATTTCCCGTCTACAGCCTTGAGCGGCGGGGTCCTTGCGCTATGAGCAACCACGGGATCCGGACCGAAGCAGAAACCCCATGTTCATTTTCACCTCCAGGGCATTTTCGACGAAGTTCAAATGCGGCAAGCCGACCAAGGGACTGTCGGTCTTGCAGGGGGTGAGGAAGGATGGCTGGAGCGCGCATCTGTTCAAGATCGGCAGGGCACACGCCTCGATCTTGATGAATGACGCGACCCTCTTTTCCATCCTCATCCCGACCAAGGGAATCCAGGATCTCGACGATCTCCTCCGTTGCTTCAGCGCCCGCCTTGAGGAATTTCACCTTTCGCTGGGCCTCCCATTCTCTGCTCCGGACAGGATCCTTTTCCTTCCCCGGTCGAATCGCTCGCGGATCGGCTCGATGAATGATGCGATCCAATACATGAAGCATGTCCACGCACTTCGCCCCGAAGGATGCTCCGAGGTGGATTGGACGGACCTCGAAGCAAGGATCAACCGGATCCCTTTCAAAGCGGTCGACTACCAGCGACCTCGCGATCTGATGGAAAGCATGCTGCGCAGCACCGGTTGACGTGCCCGGCGCTGGCGAATGGAAGCCGTATCACCCGACATCGCCAAGAAGCTGCTTTCCCGCGACTTTGCCAACCTGGTCGGCCGTGTCCAGAAGGGTGGTAAGCTGACCCGGGCCGAGCGGGCGATGCTCCAAACTCTGGCCACCGGGAGCGGGGCGGCACCGGCGACCGCCGCGTCCTACGTCGAGCTCGCCGCCATCCTGGGCGTCACCCGCCAGTCTCTCAACACCTGGAAGAAGCGCAAGGACGCCCCGAAGCCCGCCGCAAACGGACTCCATGACGTCGCCGCGTGGCGCGAGTTCATGCGCCGCCACGATCTGAAAGGCGGCGTGATCGACTCGTCCGGGGACATCGAATCCTCGCTCAAGGCCCGCAAGTTGCTGGCAGAGGTGGAGGAACGCGAACTGCGACTCGGCATCAAGCGTGGCGACTTCGTGGCGGTCGAGGAGGTGCGGCAGACATGGACCGAGCTCGTGGCGCAGGCAGCGGCCATGCTCCGCAAGAAGTTCGAGCAGGAACTCCCGCCGATCCTGTCGGGCCTCGACGCCACCGGCATCCAGGAGGAAGCCCGCCGCGCCATCGACGAGGTGTTGACGATCCTCCATCAGGGCGAATGAAAACCGTCGAGACCGCCCGCAGGAAACTGGAACGGATCTGGTGCGATGCCTGGCGTCCGCCCGACCGTCGCCCCCCGTGGGCGTGGTGCGAGGAACACATCACCTCGATCCCCTACTCGCCCATCCCCGGCCGCTTCCGCTCGGCCAACTCGCCGTGGATGCGCGAGCCGATGGAAGCCTTGGTCGATCCGAAGATCCGCATCGTCTCGATCATCGCCGCGATTCAGAGCGGCAAGACCAGCGTCGGCGAACTCGGCCTAGCCCACATCATCGCCAACCACCCGGGACCGACACTCTGGCTCGACCAGACCGACGACGACGCCAAGGACCAGAGCGAAAGCCGGCTCCAGAAGCTCTTCGACGAGTGCACGCCGGTCAGCTCGCTCTATCCGGCCAACCGCCACAAGAAGCGCAACAACACGATCCACTTCGCCAATGGCATGACGCTTTGGGTGCTGGGGGCCAACAACAAGACGAACCTTCAACGGCGTTCGATCCGCTGGCTCATTATGGACGAGTGCTGGCGGGCTCCGACAGGCCACATGGCGGAAGCCGAGGCCCGCGTCACCGCTTTCGGGTGGCTCGGCAAGTGCCTGTTCATGAGCCAGGGCGGCGAGGAGGACGACGACACCCACCGCAAGCACGAGACCACCGACATGCGAGAGTGGACCTTCGCCTGTCCGCATTGCCACCAGCGCCAGCCGTTCAAGTGGGAGCAGGTCGAGTGGAGCAAGGACGCCCGCGACGAATCCGGCGAGTGGGATTTCCAGAAGGTGCGCGACACCACCTCGATGCGCTGCTCGTCGTGCAACCACTACTTCGAAGACAGCGACCGCACCCGCCGCGAACTCAACCTCACCGGCCGCTACACCGTCACCAACCCGAACGCCCCGAAGGAGAACGCCGGATTCCACTGGAACGCGCTCTGCGCGATGAGCTGGGGTCGCCTCGCCGAGCTGTATCTCCGGGCCAAGGCCGCCGCTCGCAAAGGTGATGTGAGCCTGATCCAGCAGTTCTACCAGAAGCGCCTCGCCATCGCCTGGCGCGAATACCTGGAGGACTACAAACTCGACATTATCCCGGGCGGTTACCTCAAGGGCGAAACCTGGGACGGCGAGGCGGGCGTGGACTCACATGGGCGCTTGGTCCCGTCCGGCGAACCCTGCGCCTGTCCGCTGCGGATCCTCACGGTCGATTGCCAGCTCGACCACCTGTTCCTCGTGGTCCGCGCCTGGGCCGAGGACGGGTCCAGCCGCCTGATCTGGAACGAGCGGGTGCTGACCTTCACCGACATTCAATCCGTCCAGGAGCGGTTCGGCATCCACCCGAACCTGGTGTTCATCGACGCTCGGTATGCCACCTACGACGTCTATCGCGAATGCGCGGCCCACGGATGGACGGCCCTGATGGGCGACAAGCGGGCGACCTTCACCCACAAGGTCAAGGGCCGGAAGTCCATCGAGCGCTTCTACTCGCCACGCCGCAAGGTGGTGCTCGGCCGCGGGCAGACCTGCTCGGTATTCTACTGGTCGAACCTCAACATCAAGGATGCCCTGGCCCGTCTGCGCCGGAACCAGAACCCGGACGACGGCCCGGTGTGGGAGGTGCCCGACGACATCGACGAGGACTACCTCGCCCAGATGGAAGGCGAGCACCGGATCAAGAAGAACGGCAAGTGGCTGTGGGAACGCATTGGAAGCCGCGCGAATCATTACTGGGATACCGAGTGCTTCCAGGTGGTTGCCGCGTTCATGCTCAAGATCGTCGGCCGCGAGGCATCCACCCCGGTTGACACCCCGGAGGAGGAGCCATGAAAACTCTGAGCTTTCTCGCCACCGCCTTGCTCCTGGCCTCCTGCGCCAACCCGCCCGCCATCCAGGGCGAGTTCATCAGCAAGGACGGCCGTCTCCGTGTCCACCCCGACGGCCGCATCGAAATCGTCGTCGAACCCCGCACCTCGAAGTAAGCCATGAGCACCTTCAAAGACTGGTTCGAATCCCAGGGCTTCAAGCACTTCGGCGCGGGTGAGTTCGAATCCTACTTCGCGGCGCGGCGAAGCGGCGTGAAGAACAGCCAGCCCCCGAAGCGGCTGTGGCAGAACATCGTCCCGACGCTCAGGATCGTCGATGACCTCCGCGCGTCCTTCGGCAAGCCCTGCCGCATCCTCAGCTCCTACCGCTCGCCCGACTACAACCGGGTTGTCGGCGGTGCCACCCGCAGCCAGCACCTGGAGTTCAACGCTCTGGATATCGCCTTCGACGGCGTGAGCCCCCGGCAGGTCTACGAGCGGCTGCTCGAATGGCGGAAGGCGGGGAAGTTCACCGGCGGCCTCGGCCTCTATTCGTCGTCTGGGTTCGTCCACATCGACACGCGTGGCAGCAATGCCAGCTGGCGAGGTGTCTGATTGGAGGCGAAATGGATGGAAATGGATGGAAATGGATGGAAATGGATGGAAATGGAGGTAGAATGCCAACCTCACGATGCTTCCACCCCGTTTCCAGCCAACCAATGAAGTTCTCCGCCTGATTGCGCCGATTGACGAGTTCAAGGGTGAATGGCGAGTGGTCGAGAACATCCAACCGGAGCGACTGACCTCCTTGCGGCGGGTTGCTACAATCGAAAGCATCGGCTCCTCAACCCGGATCGAAGGTGCCAAGCTCAGCGACCGCGAGGTCGAAACCCTACTCGGAAATCTCCAAACGGAATCGTTTCGTTCCCGAGACGAGGAGGAAGTCGCAGGCTACGCTTATGTGATGGAAACGATCCACTCTGCGTGGAAGGAGATGCCGGTAACGGAAGGCATTGTCTTGCAACTCCATCGCGACCTACTTCGATACAGCAGCAAGGACGAAAGGCACCGGGGCGAATTGAAGACCCTGCCGAACCACGTCGTGGCGGTGGGCCCGGACGGCAAGCAGATCGGTATCGTGTTCGAAACCGCATCTCCTTTCGATACCCCAAGACTGATACGGGAGCTTTTCGATTGGCTGGCCAAAGAAGAACAGGAACCGGTTTTGCACCCACTGCTCCGCATCGCCGTCTTCAACGTGGTGTTCCTAGCCATCCATCCTTTCCAGGATGGAAATGGAAGACTATCCCGGGTGCTGACCAATCTCCTGCTGCTCCGCGCCGGCTATGGCTTTGTTTCCTGCAGCTCGCTGGAGAGCGTGATCGAGCACAACAAGGAAGCCTACTACCTCGCCCTGCGAAGAACGCAGACGACATTGGCTAGCAGGGAAGTCGACTGGGCGCCGTGGATTCTGTTCTTCCTCCGCTCGATGCGCACTCAGGTAGAGCGTCTCCGCGAAAAACTCGGCCCGAGGATCGAACAGCAAAGCGATCTTTCACCACTGGCCGAACGCCTGGCCTCCCTGCTTCGTCAACGCGGCACGCTATCGGTCGCCGAGGCTCTGGAAGCGACTGGAGCCAACCGCAACACGCTGAAGGAAAAATTCGGCGAGTTGGTCGAAGCCGGCGTGGCGGAGCTTTACGGAAAGGGTCGAGGATCGCATTACCGTCAGGTCCGTTGACACCCGCTGCCGTGCATGGCTCGCGGACTTTTCATCACCGGATTCACCATCGCCGAGGTGCTGGCGATCCAGCAACAGGCGAAGTCCCTCCTGCTGGAGGGCAAGACCATCATGAACTGGAACGACGCCGACACT